AGAACCCCTGGACAAATTAAGGCTCTCCTGGTGCAGCAGCTCGTGCAGCACTCATTAGACGCCGACTTCCCCCCAGCGCAGCGCGTGCAATGCCTCAAGCTCCTGGGATCACTGTTCGAGGTGCAAGCATTCACGGAACACAAGACTGTCGAAACAGTGAAGTCTTCCCACGATATTCGAGCCCGTTTAATAGAGACACTGACAGATGTCACTGATGTAGAGACGGACGACGTCGCGCAGCTCCTGGCCGAAATTCGCCAGCCAGGTGATCACCATGGCAGTGACCAGGACGATTACCTGGTAACCGATGACGACAGCTCGAGCGCCCCGCTATCTGATGGCAATGCCCAGGACTGATGCGGCTTGCCAGGCATTCAACCAGGCAGTCAACCAGGCACACGCTCCGCCCAGGTGGCGCAGCAGCTCCGCCAGGCCCACCGCAAACGCTCCTGGCGCACACCCACCACCCCCCTATGCCCCCAAACGCGGCCTCGCGCGCGCATACGCGACGCACATACTATTCCACTCACTCAATCGCCAATAAAACCGATGCCAACGAATTTTCCCCAACAACTTCAATGGCTTGCCACAGAAACACCCCCCCATGTCTTTTCCAAACAAAAGTGGGTGGGGGGGGTATATTTTTAGAACTGCCTGGCAACGTTGCCACAGTTAAAGTAACACTTTAAGTTTGGCAACGTTGCCAGAGTTAAAGTATTACTTTAAGTTTGGAGTGTAAGATGACCAGGAAGCAGTCTGAGATTTATGTGTGTATAGAGGAGTTTTGGAAGATGTTTGGTTATGGGCCGTCTGTGGAGGATATACAGCGGTTGACTGGGGACAAGAGTCGGCGGTCGGTGCATAGGGTGATGTTGGACCTTTGTAAGATTGGGGTTTGCAAGCGGATACCGTTTAGGGCGCGGTCGATACGGCCTTCGTCTTTACGGTTGAGGGATATCAAATGAATGTTGATAAGTTAGTTGGGGTGGTGGAGAAGTTGCCTATTGCGATGCAGGAGGAGTTTTGGGAGCAGTTGGATCAGTTTAAGACTGCTAAACAGAGGGAGACGGCGCACCGGGACTATATGAAGTTTGTGAAGATGATGTGGCCTGGGTTTATAGACGGGCGGCATCATAAGGTGATGGCCAGGAAGTTTGAGGAGATAGCGAGGGGTGAGTTAAAGAGGTTGATTATTAATATGCCGCCTCGGCATACCAAGAGTGAGTTTGCGAGCTTTCTGTTGCCGGCGTGGTTTTTGGGGCTTTATCCTGGGAAGAAGATTATCCAGACCTCTAATACTGCGGAGTTGGCGGTTGGGTTTGGCCGGAAGGTTAGGAACCTTGTGGACTCGGATCAGTATGCGAGGGTGTTTCCGAATGTGGCTTTGAGGCAGGACTCCAAGGCTGCGGGTCGGTGGGCGACTTCTGGAGGCGGGGAGTATTTTGCTATTGGGGTTGGGGGTACGGTTACGGGTAAGGGTGCTGATCTATTAATAATAGATGACCCTCATTCTGAGCAGGAGGCGGCGTTAGCGGCTACGTCGCCGGAGGTGTTTGATAAGGTTTATGAGTGGTACACCTCTGGGCCGAGACAGCGATTACAGCCTGGTGGGTCTATTGTTGTAGTGATGACCCGGTGGTCAAAGAAGGATCTTACTGGGCGGATTGTCCAGTCCATGATTGATAAGGAAGGAGAGCCGTGGGAGGTAATAGACTTCCCCGCCATTCTTCCTTCGGGAAATCCTCTGTGGCCAGAGTTTTGGAGTTTGAGAGAGCTGGAGGCGCTCAAGCTAGAGCTTCCGGCGAGTAAGTGGAATGCCCAGTACCAACAACAACCTACCTCGGAAGAAGGGGCTTTAGTAAAGAGGGAGTGGTGGAAGATCTGGGAGAAGGAGAGTGCGCCGCCGTGTGATTTTATTATTCAGTCTTGGGATACGGCGTTTACGAAGAGTGAGCGGGCGGACTATTCTGCGTGTACTACCTGGGGAGTGTTTTATCTCAATGAGAACGAAAACGACCCTAATGTTATTTTGCTGGATGCGTTTAAGGCCAGGATGGAGTTTCCGGAATTAAAGGATAAGGCGTTTAGACATTACAAAGAATGGGAGCCGGATGCGTTTATTGTTGAGGCTAAGGCTGCGGGTGCTCCACTGATATATGAGTTAAGGGCCATGGGGATTCCGGTGCAGGAGTTCACTCCTAGCAGAGGGAATGATAAGATGGTCAGGTTAAACTCTGTTTCGGACTTATTTGCCAGTGGAAAGATATGGGCTCCGCCGACAAGATGGGCAGATGAATTGATAGAGGAGATGGCTTCTTTCCCCAATTCTGACCATGATGACTTAGTGGACTCTACGACCCAGGCTTTGCTGCGCTTTAGGAAAGGCGGGTTTTTAAGATTGGAAACCGATGAGCAGGATGAGCCTAAGAGTTTTAGACGCAAGACGGCTTATTATTAAGGATTGCCATGATTGACAAGTCTCTTTATGCAGCTCCCCAAGGGTTGGAGTCGCTGCCGGAAGTGAGCATTGAGATTATCGATGAAACTTTTATAGAAGAACCGGAAGAGGATAAAGGTGAGTTTGACTCAAATCTTGTTGATTATCTTAGTAGTAATGTTGTTGAGCAGCTTGTTGGCGATCTCGTTAGTGATATTGACGACGATATATCTTCCCGACAGGACTGGATCCGCGCTTACGTTGACGGACTGGAACTCCTTGGGCTAAAGATCGAAGACCGGATGGACCCGTGGCCAGGGGCGTGCGGGGTCTACCACCCTCTCCTATCGGAAGCTTTGGTTAAGTTCCAGGCTGAAACGATCATGGAGATCTTTCCCGCTAGAGGCCCGGTAAGGACGGAGATTGTAGGAAAGGAAACCCCTCAAAAGAAAGAAGCGGCGGTTCGGGTCGAGGACGACATGAACTACCAGCTTACTGAGGTAATGACTGAGTACCGCCCTGAGACGGAACGGATGCTCTGGGGTTTGGGTCTTTCGGGGAATGCTTTTAAGAAAGTTTATTTTGATCCAAGTTTGGATAGACAGACTTCATTGTTTGTCCCGGCGGAGGATGTGATTGTTCCTTATGGGGCATCTAATATAGAGACATCCCCTCGGGTCACTCATGTGATGAGGAAGACGGAGAACGAACTGCGCCAACTCCAGGTCATGGGGTTTTACGATGACGTAAACCTGGGTGAGCCTAATAATACTTTGGATGAGGTTGAGAAGAAGATCGCCGAGAAGATGGGTTTTCGGGCTTCTTCTGATGACCGGTACAAGTTGTATGAGATCCAGGTTAATTTAGACTTAGATGGGTATGAGCACGTTGATGAGGATGGCGAGCCTACTGGGATTGCGCTGCCTTATCTGGTTACTATCGAGAAAGGTAGCAATAAGTGTCTGGCCATCCGCCGCAACTGGGAAGAAGGCGATAAGAGCTATAAGAAGCGCCAGCACTTTGTGCATTACCCGTATGTGCCGGGTTTTGGATTTTATGCGTTTGGCCTCATTCATCTTATTGGTGCCTTTGCCAAATCCGGGACTTCCATCATTCGGCAGTTGGTTGATGCGGGAACCCTAAAGAATCTACCGGGTGGGTTTAAGACTCGTGGTCTTAGGGTCAAGGGCGACGACACTCCTATCTCGCCGGCTGAGTTTAGGGACGTTGATGTTCCTTCGGGGTCGATCAAAGACAACATCATGTTGTTGCCGTACACGGAGCCGAGCCAGGTTCTGTTGACTCTTCTGAATCAGATCGTTGAAGACGGACGGCGGTTTGCCAATACCGCAGACCTTCAGATCTCGGATATGTCAGCCAACTCCCCAGTGGGAACGACGCTGGCAATTCTGGAGAGAAACCTAAAGGTAATGTCTTCTGTCCAGGCGCGTATTCACTACGCTTTTAAACAGGAGCTTAGACTTCTTAAGAAAATCATTGCTGACTATACACCTGCTGAGTACAGCTATGAGCCTAACGTAGGGAACCGGAAAGCCAAGCGGTCGGATTATGACATGGTGGATGTTATCCCCGTGTCGGACCCTAATGCGGCGACCCTTTCCCAAAAGGTTGTCCAGTACCAGGCGGTTATGCAGTTGGCCAGTCAGGCACCGCAGTTGTACGACATGGCCTATCTACATAGGCAGATGTTGGAGGTTCTTAATATTAAGAACGCGGAAAAGCTGGTTAAGTTGGAGGACGATGAAAAGCCGCTCGATCCAATCTCGGAGAACATGAACGCGGTCAATGGTAAGCCGATGAAGGCGTTTATCTACCAGGACCACGATGCTCATATTGCAGCGCATCAGGCGTTTATGTCGGATCCGGTGGTGATGCAGACGATTGGCCAGAACCCACAGGCGTATCAGATCATGGGAGCGCTACAGGCTCATATCGCCGAACATCTGGGA